GCACCAAGCTTGAGCATACCAAGCCAAGGCAGTATTACTGCCACATGCGACAATAGCACCACTAATAGAGTCATAGGGTTTGATTATGCAGTTACTTGTAATAGAAAGCCTTACTATTCAATAGGTAATAAGTCGCCCACAGAAGTTAAATTTATACCACCGATAAGGGTTACTGCTGCGGTTCAAGTAGAAGTTGATGACGCTTTTATGGAAAGTGGTAGAAATTTTTTAGAAACAGGTAAAAGCAGTAGAACAGTTAGTTTAAAAGTGAATGGTAGAAATGGCGGCCCAACTCTTGTTGATGCCTCAGTGCCTAATGCTTGTTTAGTAAGTGAATCTTTAAGTGCATCTTCAGATGGAAGTTTAAGGTTAACTCTTAATTATATGGGGCATACATCATGAGTACTTTAACAGGATTAGAATCAGAAAACTTACTTTATAATAGAGATAGAAATATTTCTGGGGTCACTGCGCCAACAGATTTTACTGGTTTAAGTTTAACACCAATTTATGGATCGACAGCGCAGTTTCAATCTAAATTAAACAGTTTTATAACTGATGATTTTTACTATGAACTTGTGCCTTTATCTTTGAATAGTTTAGTCGTTAATTTTAATGTGGGTTATCAAACTGATGAAACCAACGCTAGAAAACTAGCTAACTTTTTTGAAAGTAAGTCTGGGTTTTTACCGATGGAGTTTAATGCTGACAATTCTGGAATATATAAAAATGTAACTGGATTTTGTAATTCTTATCAAGTAACAGCTGAGAATAACCAAAACTTCAATGTAGCAGCAGCGGTTACAATCGACACAGCTCCCAATCTTTTAAATTGGTCAGGTAATAATTTTACAAATATAGATTTCCAAAACTGGGTTCCGTCTAGAGCATATAAAAAATATGATGTTGTTTTTTCTGGCGTTAACACAAACAACTTAAACAATTTCTTTTATTGCACTGGAGATCACACTTCATCCTCTGCTAACAGCCCAACTGGTGCATCAACTAATTGGACTCAAAAGTTTTTCTTTGAGCCTGATCAAAACCAAAATTTTGAAGTGGGTATAAAATCTGATGTTGTTGAATTTAACAACTCTTTTACTCAGAGGCTAGGTGGAGATAAAAATACAAAAAATATAGCTAAATTTGACATAGCTTATAACTTTACCAACATATCTAATCATCAGCTAAAGTCCATGTTGCATTTTTTAGAAAATAAAGCTGGCTATAGGAGGTTTGAACATCAAATACCATCGGTTTATAACAGGCCAAAAGTTTATTATTGTCCTGCTTGGACACATACTTGGGTATATAGTAACACAAATAATTTAAGTGTAAACTTTGTCGAAGATCCGTTAGGCGTAATTCCAACAGAGGTTTAAAATGTCAAGAGCTATAATACAGAGTCAAAAAGCAATAGTCGCCGCAAGTAATGATACTGGATCATTTAAAACGACTAATATTGATTTAAATTTAATTAATAATGTTCAAAACGCCAGTTTTTCTATTGCCTTTCCCCATGAAAAATCAAAGCAATTAGGGAGACAGGACTTCAGTATCGATAACACTTTTATACAGCCAGATGTAGAATTAACCTTATCATACATACCAGAGCCTAAATTACAAAATGAGATAAATAGTAATTTTATAAGTGGGGGTAATTCTTATACCACTAGCGTTCAAGCTCTTGCTGGTTCATTACCTAAAAATACTAATTTTTTAATTATAAATAGCCCCGATGATGGCAAAGATGCGCTAGATTCAGTTACAGTTGGTGGATCAGCGGTGGACCTCACTGGTTTTGAAGCTGCTGCTTTTGGAAACTGTTTTTTAACTTCTTACGGATTAACATATGGCGTAAATTCTTTACCAATTGTTACCACTTCATATGTGGCATCAAACGCAAAATTTGAAAAATTAACTGGCACTAGTATGGAATCGCCAGCCATAAATTTACTTCAAGGCAATAACAATAACGTAGGGCTTCTAAACTTTACTTTTGATAATGGCATTAAAGATCCAAAAGTTTTAACACCAAATGATCCTAATAGCTCTATATCGTTTGAAAACTTACAAGTAGGAGGTCAAGCTATTTCTGGCAGTCATTTAGTTCAATCTCTTGACATGTCGGTGGCTTTACAAAGAGTTTCTAATTACGGTTTTGGCAGTGATTTTTCTTATGATAGAAAAGCTGAAATGCCAGCTGATGGATCATTTTCTATATCATCATTAGTATCAGGTTATGGAAACGGTAACATAACTGGTATATTAGATACTGAACAAACTTATGGTTTTGACTTAGTTTTAGGAAGTGAAAATCCTAACATGCTTGCGTTCTCAGAACGTTTTAGCCAATGGTCATTGCAAGACTCTGACGGCCCTATGTCAATAGTAAGCGAAAATAATGCTGATCCTAACGGTGGAAATAATGCGACTTTATTTAGAGCTAATACTACTGATGCTTATGCACTTCTATTTAGTAGTAATTCTAGCGATGTAAAATATATATTTGTCGAGGCAGGTAAACCCTATACTTTATCAGCATTTGCTAAAGGTAAAGGTAGCACTATTGGTAAATCATTTAGATTACAAATTTGGTTTGGTGTTGGAACTGCAACAGGTCCATCAAGTGTTGGACTTTTTACTCTCACAGATGAATTTCAAAGGTTTGAGATTACTGGAACTCCAACTGGATCTGGCAGTATAGCTGTAAGGTTCGATATAACAGAGCCTTCAGACCCAGCTGATGAGGTTTTTGTATTTGGGGTGCAGTTTGAACAAAACAATAAGGCTACTCAATATCTTAAAAACGATGGTAATAAAGATCCTAAATCAATAAAATACTCAATATCTAATGCTAGGTTGCAATCCTATAGTTCATCTTTGCCAGTGAATGGCAGGATGTCTTTTGATGCTTCGTTTACATTCCCCGTAAATGAAACTGTAGGGCTTGCATTAAGCGGAACGATTTACTAGTCGTATTCAATTTTTACGTTTTTACTTTCGTAACCTTTTTCTTTTATTTGATTTATATGCTTAGCGCCATGGCGAGCTTTTGAATAATTTTTATAATATTTTTCTTTTACAGGATCAACGCCTCCATTTTTCTGCGCTCTTTTTTCACTAAGCTCTTTAGAGTAATCCAACATGTTACCCACTGTCCCTTTTTTTGCGGCGGTGTTTTCTAAAAATTGTCTACTATTAAATGGATCAGCATCAGAATCAATGGATGCATTAGGAGCGAGAAAAACTCGCTCCCATGCTAAACCATCTTGTTCATACTTATGCTCATCATTCATTCCTTGAATGACTTCGATATATTCTTCTTTATCAGGGTGTTTATAAACGTAAATAGGCATTAAGTAATTTTTATTTCTTTACCTTCATTTACACCTTTTTTTGGCAATGTTAATTTTAATAACCCATGCGTATATTCAGCCACTATGTGATCTATAGCAACTTGATTAGCAAGTCTGACAGTTCTTTTCTTAGAATCTTTTTTGTTTTTAGCTTCCACAGTTAATATGTTATCCGTGGCACTTATTTTTATTTGACTCTTAGAAAAACCAGCGAATGAAAGTTCGATTTCATAAGCGTCTTTGTTATCTGTCGGTTGGACTGGGTATTGTAATTGTTCGTTTAATAAGTTAAATAATGTGTTCATAATGCTTTATATATCAACATTAAATGTGCCAATCACTTAACCCTTAAAAACAAGGGATAAAATAGAATCAACAGTCTTTTCATAGGTCATTTTGTCTCCCATTTTGACACCCTCTGTGTTAACTTGACCCACTTTAGATTCAGCTAACTCCATCGCTGAAATAGCCTCTTCCTCTGTCCAACTATAAAAAGTACCTTGATTAAAAGGTTGGTTTTGATTAAAAAATACTCCATCGCTAACTGCTATTTCTCCAGATGGCTCTATCAAAATTGAATTTTCTTTAGTAGCCCAGTCTTTATGCGAAGTAGAATTTAGAACAATACTCCACTTACCAAGACATGTTGCGTTGAACGATGGTAAATTCCAACCCTCACCACCAGAAAGGCCGCCAAGATCAATATCTATCGAGTTTAAGTACTCATTAACTTCTGAGTTAGTTGCTAAATGAGGTAGAAAATTAATGTTATTGTAATGTTCGCCTTGCAAAGTTTGGTTTATCAAACCCTTCATTTGCTCTGGTTGAAAAAATGGGTTGTTTATACAACAAGTAAGCAAATATTTATTGTTGTTGCCATATTTTTTAAGCCAAGTTTGTATAATTTTTTGAGTATGTTTTCTATTTTCATACTTACCCATTAACCCAAAATGAACACAGTCCTGCATATAGGTTTTGTTAGTCACTTTAAAAGTGTCATCCAAACCTAGAGGAACCGCCTCACAATTTTCTAAACCTTTATTTAGAAAATGATCTCGTGCGTAAGTTGAACTAAATATAGTTTTTTCTTGATTGGCAACTATCGCAGTTTCTATTTCAGTGGGCTGATTGCATTCATAGAATGTGTATAAAAACTGATTTTTATTTTTTCTATTATCAGCACCGTTTATATGCCACAACTTTAAAGATGGTATATCCTCAGATAAAAATTTATACCTGCTATTTACAGCATCTTCGATATATTTTTTAAAATCTTGATCTAAAGAAAACGCATCTATGTTTATATCTGAAATAGGGAAAAGACCTATCTCGATATTCTTTTTATACAATTGTTTTAGAATGTTTACAGAAACATTACCAAAACTTAAATTGTTTAGAGCGGCTTCTACTAAGACCTTCATTAAAAAGGAACTTCTTCAGCAACTTTTTCTGTACTTACAGGTGCGCTAGAATCATCAGACTCTTTTTTCTTTGATGATAAAAACTGCAAATCTTTACCTCTTATAAAATATTTACTAAAGTTTTTACCATCTTTTTCCCAAGATGACATTGATAGTTCACCTTGAACAATAAACTCTCTGCCTTTAGAAAGGTATTTTTCAGCGATCTCAGCTTGCTTGTCCCAGTATTGGACATCGACATAACATTTATCTTTCACATTAGATGATGAGATGCCAACTCTTAGATTTACAACTTTTTTACCAGTAGAAGTTGTTCTAGATTCTGGATCTTTAACCAGATAAGCGGCAGCAGTTATTGAATTATACATATTTAGTTTGTTTGTTTATTTTAGTTAAAAATTTATTATGAATATTTATACAGCCTTGAATGCTCATGTCAAGCTCTTCGGCTATAATTTTCCAAGGTGTGAGCTTATGATTATCGACATTATACCTTTTGTCAATTATTTTTCTAACTCTATCATCTTTTTCTTTATCTAAAAATTTTGATAGTATTTTTAAAATCTCATCTTTGCTCAAATTTTCTAAAAATGACTCACATTGAGGCTCTATGAAAACATCGTCATCTTGGAATGATATTTCTTGGTGTTTCTTTTTTTTATTTAAAACTCCTAAACATTTCCACTTTGTATGATTTGCTAAGTAAGTTGGGAACTTAGTGTTTTTAGATGGGTCAAATTTTAGAGCGCACGAGTAAACCTCATGAACTTTTTCATCTAAAAGTGTATCCTTGTCTGCTACGTTTTTTGGGCCAGATAAAAAACTATTGACCATTGTATGGTAGATACCAGAGTGCCTGTTTATTAGCTCTAATAAACTGCTCTCATCGTTACGCTCTTTAATTTTATTAATTAAAGAAATATCGCTCTCCAGAGCCTCTGGCTCTGTAAATTTTAAACCTTTTTCCATTCTTTTTATATATATTATATAAAAATTATATATAAATTATAAAACGTAATGTATACAGAATAACGTATAGCTTTACTATAACGTAATAGGTATAGATAACGTCCTTAAACCGTTATACGGTATAATAACGACTAAATTGAATTTGTCAAATAAAAAAAAATTTTTTTCAAATACGGGTTGACAGCTAGCCCAAGGATGGTGTAAAAACAGTAGTCATGATTTTCGAAGAACAAATATCAAGGAAGCCCGACCATTATCCATGGGCACAAGAATTTATTGAGGCAATGCACAACGGTTTTTGGACCGACAAAGAGTTTAGTTTTAGCAGCGATATACAAGATTTCAATGTAAACTTAGACTCAGAGGAAAAAGAAATTATTATCAGAACACTTTCAGCTATTGGACAGATTGAGGTAGCCGTAAAGAAATTTTGGAGTAAATTAGGCGATAATCTGCCTCATCCTAGCTTAACAGACTTAGGCTATGTCATGGCAAATGTTGAAGTAATTCATAACAATGCTTATGAAAGATTACTAAAAGTTTTGGGTCTTGAAGATGTCTTTGAGAAAAATCTAGAGCTTGATTTTATTCAAGGCAGGGTAAACTATCTTAGAAAATATAATCATAAATTTTACAAAGATTCAAAAAAGCAATATGTGTATTCGATTATTCTTTTCACGCTTTTTGTGGAAAATGTTTCTCTGTTTTCGCAGTTCTATATTATTAACTGGTTTAATCGTTATCGGAATATTCTTAAAGATACTGGACAGCAAGTCAAGTATACTCGCAATGAAGAAAACATTCATGCGTTGGCTGGGATCAAAATAATCAATACGATTAGAAGCGAGCACCCAGAATTATTTGATGATGAATTAGAAGCTAGAATAGTACATGAAGCTCAAGAGGCTTTTAAAGCTGAAAGTAAAATTGTTGATTGGATGATCAACGGCTTCAATGAAACAGGTCTTAACGGTGATATCTTAAAAGAATTTATTAAAAATAGAATAAATGACTCTTTAGAAAAAATAGGGTTTTCTTCTGCATTTAATGTTGACACTTCTGTTTTAGAAAATACAATGTGGTTCGAGGAAGAATTGATGGGCAATAATGCTACTGATTTTTTTCATTCTCGACCTGTTGAATATTCTAAAAACTCACAGACATTTGACGCAGACGATCTATTTTAATGAACAAATATTACTGGCTAAATAAAGATTCAAAAGCTTTTTTAAAAAGAGGTTATTTACAAGCTGGAGAAACTCCAGAGCAAAGAATTTCAGATATTGCTAAAGCTGCTGAAAATTATTTGAAAGTAAAAGGTTTTGCCGCAAAATTTGAAGATTATATGGCTAGAGGTTTTTACTCTTTAGCTAGCCCAGTTTGGGCAAACTTTGGCAGAGAAAGAGGTCTGCCGATCTCTTGCAATGGGGTTTATATCGAGGATCGAATGGATTCTATTTTAGACAAGCAAGCTGAGGTTGGCATGCAAACTAAACACGGATCAGGAACGTCAGCTTATTTTGGAGCGCTTAGAGGTAGAGGTGCAGAAATATCCTCTGGCGGCACTTCTAGTGGATCAGTGCATTTCATGGAGCTTTTTGATAAAGTTTCATCTGTTGTTTCTCAAAGTAATGTCAGAAGAGGTTCTTTCGCGGGGTATCTACCTATTGACCATCCAGACATAAAAGAGTTCTTACGAATAAGAAGTGAGGGTCACCCAATACAAGATTTATCTTTTGGTGTTTGCATAAGCGACTCTTGGATGAGAGAATTGATATCTGGAGATAAATCAAAAAGGTATATTTGGGCATCTCTCATAAAGAAAAGATTTGAAACAGGATATCCTTACATATTTTTTACTGATACTGTTAACAATTCATCCCCTCAACCTTATCAGGATAAAAATTTAAAAATACACGCCTCTAACCTTTGTAGCGAAATAGCTTTGCACTCATCTGAAGAGGAGTCTTTTGTTTGCTGTTTGTCATCTTTAAATTTAGTGAACTGGGAGGAAATTAAAGAGACTGACGCTGTCGAAACTTTGACATTTTTCTTAGATGCAGTGATGGAGGAGTACGTACAAAAAACAGAGAATATCCCATTCATGAAAAGTTCTCATGAGTTTGCTAAAAGACAAAGAGCAATAGGTTTAGGAGTTTTGGGCTGGCATTCTTATTTACAAGATAAAATGATAGCTTTTGAGAGTTTAGAGGCTAAATTCTTAAATCAAGAAATACATCAGCTTATAAAAGAGCGTTGTGATAAAGCAACAGAAAATTTAGCTGTTTTACTAGGTGAACCTGAATATTTAAAAGGCTACGGCAGACGTAATCTAACAACGATGGCGATAGCTCCTACTACCTCAAGCTCATTTATTTTAGGTCAAGTTTCGCCATCTATAGAGCCTTTGAATAGTAATTACTTTACAAAAGACTTAGCAAAAGGAAAATTCACATACAAAAATCCTTACCTAGAAAAACTTTTAACCGAAAAGAAAAAGAACACCCAAACTACATGGAAATCTATTTTAGTTAAAGGTGGATCTGTACAACATTTAGATTTCCTGTCCGATGAAGAAAAGGATGTTTTTAAAACATTTGGCGAGATTTCACAAAAAGAAATAGTTTTACAGGCGGCTCAGCGGCAAAAATACATAGATCAAAGTCAAAGTCTAAACTTAATGATAGCCCCTAAATGCCCACCAAAACAGGTAAGCGAACTACTAATTTTTGGCTGGGAACAAGGTATAAAAAGCTTTTATTACCAAAGAAGCGCCAATCCTAGTCAAGAGCTTGCAAGATCCATACTATCTTGTTCATCTTGCGAGGGTTAAAAATTCATTTTAATTAATTTTTTGTGTAAATCATTGCTAGATGGAGTACGATTTTTCAGATAAAGCAAAGGAATTTTTGGAATCACAGGCCGCCAAACGACCTGGGCCAAGGAGTGGAGCACAGACCCCAGCCAAACCATCAGAACGCAGAAAGGGATCAAAGAAAAATCCTAAAGGGTCAGCTGGTGGTGGCAAAAAAGCTCCAAAAATTACTTTCTCTGAAAAAGTTGTAACTGCCTTAAAAAACAAAGTCAAAGAGCACAACTCTAAACACTCAAGAAAAGTTACATTAGGTCAACTTAAAAAAGTTTACAGGCGAGGTGCTGGCGCTTTTTCAAGCACTCACAGACCTGGTAAATCTAGAGGTCAATGGGCTATGGCTAGGGTTAATACATTTTTAAGAATGATGAGGGGAGGCAAAGTAAAAAAATCTTACAGAGCCGCTGATTCAGACATAGCTAGGGGTAGCGAAGAATACTATAACGAAGAAGCAAGATTTGTATATGATGATTTTTCTGATCTTAATTTTGCTTTAGCTAAAATAGATTTACTAAACGCTGGAGTTCTTGAGGAGGAAATGAATCAAGATATTGATGATATAGATTATTCAGAGGCAGAAAAAAAAACTTTAAATAAGCCGTTTAGATTACCTTCTGGCTCAAAAAAAAAATTCGGCGTTTACGTAAAGAATGAAAAAGGTAATGTCGTTATGGTCAAGTTTGGTGATCCAAACATGGAAATAAAAAGAGACGACCCCGAACGAAGAAAAAGCTTTAGAGCTAGACATCGATGTGACACAAATCCAGGCCCAAAGTACAAACCTAGGTATTGGTCGTGTAGATTTTGGAGCAAAAAACCAGTTAGCGAGATGATATCAAGCGATGCTGTTGCGTGGGATGATGACGAAATTTTAAGTGAGTGGGCATGGAATGATGAGAGCTTTGTGGAACAAAGTGACTTGATTGCCGAAAACTCAGATTTAGAAAACGTATCAATTTTTATTGAAGAGCGCGATCTGTAAGATATAATCATGCAATAGCATGAAAATCTTATTTGTATCTGACTATACGCTAGCCCAAAGAGAAGGTGGGGCGCAAAGAAGCAATAGCCTTTTAATTAAAAAAGGTAGGGAATTAGGTCACGAAATAATAGAGCATAGTTATGAGTCTTCGATAACAGACTTTTTAGCATCTTATGATTTAATAATACACTCTAATTTAGAACATATAAATTCAATCAACCCTGAAAAAATAGATTTTCTAAAAAGATTACCTAATTGTATTAGGCTTGAGCATGACTCATGTCATTATCTAGATACTAGAACAAGGGCACATTTGTTTACAACATCAATAAAAAACTTCTTTCTCAGTGACTTTCACCTTTCGTTTTTTAAAGAACTTTACGGTGATTACTTTATAAATACAGAAATAGTTTATGATCCAATTGACACTGAACTTTTTTGTAAAACAGATCAAGAAAAAATTTACGATGTAGTATATTGTGGGTTCATTCATGAACTCAAAGGTGCTGAAAAAATAATTAATTTTGCTAGAAAAAACCCAGAAAAACAAATATCAATTTTTGGCTGGTCGCATAGAAATCCTTATGAACTATTTGAAAATGAAAAAAATATTCACTTTGGTGGACTCAAAACTCAAGAGGAGGTAGCTTCTATTTTAAAACAAAGTAAAGCTATATTTCATTCACCTATAGTTAATGAACCATTTTGCAGAATGGTTGCTGAAGCATTATTATGTGGAGTTGAAGAAGTAATAGGAGAGGTAGATAAAATTGGCTCATATTTAGAGTTTCAAAAAGTTGGCTATGATGAATTTAAAAATAAATGCGGAAATGCAGCTAAAAATTTTTGGCAAAAAGTAGAAAAATGAAATTTTTAAATGGCACATACTTCAAACATGAATGCAAAGTTCAATTGACAGACTACAAAGATGAGAGAACTCCAGTCTTTAAATTAAAAGTAGATGATAACATAAAAAATAATTTTGTTTTTTGTAAGCCAGAGTTTTTACAGTTATTTGAAAAGTCTAGAGCGATTGGCTCCTCTGAATTTACTTTAGTAACTCACAATTCTGATATAAATTTTACTTATGAATATGTCAAAGCTGTCATTGATTTTTTTCCTAAAATGCAGCATTGGTACACTCAAAATTTATTATGTGAGCACCCTAAAGTTTCTCCAATACCAATAGGTATTGCCAACCCTAAATGGTCCCATGGTAATCAGGATAGATTCAAAAAAATAATAAATGAAAAAAATGAAAAGGATAATTTGTATTATGCTAATTTTAACATATCAACTAATCCAACAGAAAGAAATTATTGCTATGAGTGTTTAGGAATTAAAGCTCCAATAAGCTATCCAGATGCCGCGTCTATAAAAGATCATGATGATTTTGTTAATCATACTCAAGAGAATTATTTAAGAGATATTTCTAAATCTTATTTTACAGTTTCGCCTGATGGAAACGGCAAAGATTGCCACAAAACGTGGGAGGCTTTGTATATGAAAAGCATTCCAATTGTAAAAAAATGGTATGGAGTTGAAAGATTTAAAAAACTAGGCATACCGATGATTATTATAAATGATTGGTCTGAATTTAAAGATTTAAAATTAGATAAAAATCTATATGATAGTATTTGGGGTGATTTTAAAGTTGAATCACTTAACTTTGATTTATTTAAAAAACCTAAACAATGAAGAATGTAAAAATAAAATTTGCCTGTCATTGGGACACTCCACAAGGTTTAGCTGACAGGGTGGTTAGAAATTGGGGTAAGCCGCCTCAAGGACTAGAAATAACTTCAGAGGATGAGTTTGATTACTTGATTACTTTTAATAATAGTCAAGAAATGTTAAGTGTTCCTAAAGAAAAAAATATAGTTTTTACTATGGAACCTAGCTGGAGTCATTGTGTTCAAGATGCAGTTCTCGATAACAGTTTTAAGGTATTCAGTAGTGTTGATAGATTTTCATCTAGAGATAATGTAGAGATGGCCCCAACTTTAATGTTTAGTGAGGATTCAGGGGGGTCTACGCTACAACATGTAAAACAAGCTGGTGAGGGTATAAAGACCACCATGGATCAATACTTATCCGATAATAATTTTAATAAAAGCAAAAAATGTTCAATTATATTAGCAGCACATGGAGCTATAGCTGGTGTTCCCAAGCATCAAGATTCTATATATTTTAACAGAGAAAAACTGTTAGTTAAAATTTTTGAATCTGATTTAGATATAGATGTTTATGGTAGAGGTTGGAATATAGATGATCCAAGATATAAAGGATATGCGGAGTATAAAGAGGATGCACTTAGAGATTATGAATTTAGTATAGGTATAGAAAACTCTAGAGAGGATTATTACATATCAGAAAAAATTACAGACTGTTTTATGAATAATTGTGTGCCCATTTATGATGGCTGCAATTTAGTTCATGAATTTTACAATCCTAAATCTTTTGAGAAAATTAACATTGATAGTGAGAACGTAATTGAAGATATTAGAAAAATAATTTCTGGCTCAAATGAAAAATATGTTGATTACGTAAAAGAATCAAAAATTAAATATTTTACAGATTACAACATATATACTTATTTAGAAAAATGCCTTTAATTTCAAAAGTTTATATAATCCACTATACCAAACTATCTGAAAGAAAGACTCACATGCTTGAGCA